GGGGAAAGTCCGTTGGAATTAAACCCAACAGATGTTCGGCCAATCTCTGGCCAAACCCCATATGTTCTTGTACTTTAGCTGTCTCTTAAAAGCAGCAGAAAGGAGATTAAAGGACCTTTTAGGCCCAGTAGCGACACAAATCGCCGGAGCGTACTGCCCCAATTCCTTCGCTGGAACCATATACGGGACTCGCGTCCTATATATCCATCCTTCAAGGCCGGTATAAATACCGAGATCACGCCGTGAGGCGTGACACCAGGACGTGGCTGCCCGAGGGCAGCATTCGTCCCAGTTCACATGATAATGGCCGTCTCCAACCCTCTCAATATCTTCATCTCTGAAGAAATTCGAGGAATGGTATTTGTCATCAAATTCCCCTAAGGGACCAAGATGACCGGGGTAGATCGTTCTCCACTTCCGTAGTAACTCATTCCATTTTGACCTTGGGTAGGTCATAGCGAAACGTCTTACCTGGTTGTGAAGCTTCGTGACGTCTTCAACAGTCTTTGGTAGACTTCGAAGATAGACAGGAGTACAAGATACACCGCAGAAATAATCACCTCCGCAGCTCTCTCTAAAGTTTCCTAAGAAATAACTCTTAGAATCGTTCAGAGAGAAACCACAGGCTCGCAAGAGGCGAGTTACCGACTTAAAGGAATCGGTAGGGATGATTATGTCGTCACCGTACACGCTGACGTTCCCTGTAACCGCGCTCGAGAGAGCGTAGAAAACAAGAGACTCAAGCTCGAATGTGAATCCGTTTCCCATTGAGGAAAACTTCTCACATTTCCGCCATTGTCCGTCAGGCCAAAGCGTGTAATGCGATCTGAGGTCATCTAAGAGACATACCCAATCAATGGGTAGTAGCTCCCAGACTAGCTCACGAGACAGAGTGTCACTAGCCATGCTTAAGTCAATGGTTGCCATTGACCCGTCACGACTTGCGATTTCCGCTCGGCGACGGTTGACAGACTGATCTCTCAAATCAATACCCGCCCTTTTGAGGCGGTGTTTGAGATAATCCCCAACGGCAAGTTGGAGCCGGATATTCATATGCGGTTCATAGCATATGACCCGGTCAGTCTTTGCGGACTTCGGAACTGTTATGAGGGTATTGCCCCCAATGATGGGAAGTGCCCTGGGAAGGACACTTGCTGGAGCGTCAGTTTGAAGAACCGACGCCCCCCACCATGGTGACCCATTCAAGAGGCGCAACGCTCTTGAACGGCCTCTAACAGTAACATCCGGACTGCTTTGGTATTTGTGGTACCCGGTCACTAAATCACCATAAGAGGAGGAAGACCTCCCCGTAGACCAACCAGGATCGTTAAAAGTCTCTGGGCAAGGCCCAAGAATACCCGCGATTATCTGTATGGCCCGAAAAATTTCGGGTCCATAGAGGTCGCTCGCGCGACCTTCACGGATATCGACAATATAACGGTTGGTAAGTCGGTTTTTTAGCTCTGCCTCTTCGGCAGACTTGATCGCGACCTCCTTAAGATCTATACCGGTTTTTAAGCCAGTACATTTCGAAAGGTATTTCGTTGCAGCGTAAGCTGGTCGAAAAGTCTCTACACTTTCGTATAGATTCGGGTCGCAACTCAAGGTCACAAGTTGGCGATGTTCGCCGTTCTTGTAAAGCAGCCAGCAAGTAAGGGCCCGAGCGCAATCCAGCGTCTCGAGATAATCCAGGATTATGAAGTCCTGGCCCTCACGACTCACTCTTTGACGAGCGAGCGGAGCCTTTTGGAATCTGTTCCGTCTCTGACGGGCAGTATTGGATGTCATGTCCAACTCCATTATGAACGCGAGCTAAAGAGTAGTAACTGATCCCAATCATTAGCCAGAAGCTAACAATAAGGAAGAACGCGATGAATATAAAAGTCGC